GTAGCATATCGCTGTCAGCAGCAAAGCGGATACGACGAATGTAGTATTCATCTTCGGGGTAGTGGATACCGGGGGTAGATCCGTTAAGAAGAGAAACTGTGCCAGAGGGCTTGATACTGGTCATACGAACAGACTTTGGAATACAAAGCCAATCTGAGTATTCTGCATCAAGGTCTTTAACGTACTCGTATGCATTATCACACCACTGAAGAAGGCTACGACGCCCAAACTTGTTAAATGCTTGAACAACACCGGACTGAGAGAGTCCAATACGGCGATTTTTCAACATCTTTGCGTTAGTCTCGGCCCAGTGGGTATTGGCTAGAGTTACAGTCTTGCCGTAAAGATAGGCAATCTTAAGAGTCTCAAGATAATCGTCATAAGTTTCGTGCTTTGCTGGAAAAGTCTCAACAAGACAACAGAGTTCTGCGTCCTCCAACTGTTGCTCAACACAGGGGTTAAAGCCCATAACACTTTTGTCATCATCGCGAGGGGGATCAGCAAAACGACCGCGAGTTCTGGCGTTGTCTAACCAAATGTAACCGGGTTCGCCGTTCTTTTGTGACTGCTCTGCGTGCCAAGTATAATCCTGTCCAACAACTGCGTGGAAAGAATTATTTGATCCCCAGCGATGGTGGGCAAGTTTTTCAGAATCATTCTTCATCTGAAGATATTCAAAATCATCGTGACTTCCAAGTGCTAGCGCAGCAGAACGACGGACATTACCAGCAACAACGCAGCGACCAATTAGGTTTTCGGTATCTACAATATCAATAGATGTAATGTCATCTCCAACTCTACCAGTGTATAACGACGATAAGCTCTCGTGTAATTCCTTTAATGGTCCGTGTCCACTAGAAGTACCACCAAAGCCCTTAATTAAAGCACCATAGGGGCGAATGGCTGAATAATCAAACTTAGGAACCTTAGCACCAAAGAAAAAACCATTGAGGAGAATTTGTACAGATTCAACCCAGCCTTCACGAGAGTCAGCGATTACATAATTTTCATTTGTGTATTCTGGTTGCTGAATTTGTAAGCTACCTGCACCAAGGGTATCAAAGCCGACGCCAATACCAAGCATAAGAGCGTCCATCATCCAAGAAAACAGGTAGCCGCCCTTGGTGTTTAGTTCTCGGGTTGAGCGGAAAGCGCAGTTGAATAGACCGGCAGCAGTGCGCTTGTTCACAAACTCGGTGCCCATCATCCACAAGCCGCGACCGGGTGGGGTCCACTTGAGATTAAACAAACGATCGTAGGCGTTCTTTGCGGTCTTCTGTGCTTTGTTGTCATTCCACTCAAGACCGAGTTTATAGACATGTTGCTTCTGCATCTCAAACATACCCTCAATAACACGACGGCAGGTCTGAAACCACTCTTCCGTTCCGGTCGCATTCTCGTCAAACTCACTTAGTCGGCGAGCATATGTTCTCTTAAAGGTAACATAGCCTAGTGGTCCCCAAGGGACTTCGCGGTCTCTGTACTGGTCTATAAATGTATCTGATAATTTAAATCTACGAATGTGTGTTCTCATTTGGCTTTACTCCTTAGCTTCTTGAACTTGTCATACTTGTTTTTCAAAATTTCTTTTTGTTCCTTGGCGTCAGCAACAACGGGGCTACTGGCAATTTGTGGTCCTGCACCAGCGGGAACAACTGGCTTAGGCAACATCTTGATACATACATTGGATGTATCCATAAACATATCATAAACGATTCCATCGGGACCATTACGATTCTTGGCAATAAACATCTTTGCTTTGTTGTTCTGCTTATCTTCAATAGTGCGAGAAATAGTACAGATAAAGTCAGCAACGAAGCACTTGTTGAATGCCTCAGAGATCTGCTCCATTGTAACAACCTCAGCGTTTAGACCAGAACGGTTGGTCTGGGAAGCAGTCCAAATAGGGCAATTGTATTCATTGGAAAGCCCTCGTAGTTCCTCATAGATTGACTCTAGTTCCGTTCGTTTTTCTTTTCGGACTACGACAGGGCGTAACAAATCTGCGTAATCTACGATAATCATACCGGGCTCTATACCCCTCTTTACTAGACGGGCAAGGTGTGCTTTGATGGTATTAGTTGAAGCGGACTTGGTTGGATATTCCTTAACGATTAGAGTTCCGTCAAGATTCTTGATCTCTTCAAAGATTTCGTCCTTGAAGTTTGTGAGATCGGAAAGAGGATACTGCGTGATGCAAGAATCATAACGGCAAGCAACAACCGTATCCTGCAACTCCAAAGTGTAGTGAATAACAGTCTTGCCCTGTTTGATAGCTTGAGATCCAAGGTGAACAAGAGCCATAGACTTACCTGCCCCAGTGGGAGCAATAACGACGCCAAGCTCATTTCTACCAAGTCCGCCACTTGTAATTGTGTCAATATCTTTCCATCCTGTTGTTACTGGCAATCTAAACTTTGGTTTATATCGTTCTTCAAAGTCTGCGATAAAGTCGTGACCAAAGTTGTTCTCTGATCCTAACTTGAGTGCATCGTTGATAACCTTTGAAATCTCATCAAAAGAACAAGTCTGTAGAAGATTCACAGACCTCATCATAGCCTCTTTAAGTTTCTGCTTTCGACAGAAATCAAGAGAGGTTTCCTTAATGTAGTCTATATCGTCTGCTATCTCGTTTGTATGGACTCTTGCAAAGTAGTCACGAACTTGCTGTTGGGTTACCTCTGACTCTCTATCAAGTTCTGTGCGAAGAATAGAGATCATAGCATTTGTGGATGGATGCTTCCCATACTTTGTTCTGTATTCCACAATCTTCGCAACAAACGCACGAAGATATTCAAGTTCCAGAAACTCAACGTCTAGAACTTCAGTAATCTGGTCTGCGAAGGGTCTGTCCTCAAATATGAGTTGAACAAGCCCCTCTTGGAAGGATTTACCATACCTTCCAAAGTCTGCTTTATGTGCAAGCATATCTCTCCTAGGTCTCGCACTTATAAATATAACACTCCTAACTTAAAAGTCAAGGCGAGTTAGAAGTTTTTTTTGCTCTTGACGCTGCCTAACTTTTTTTTACCAGTTCTTGCAGGACCAGTAGCGGGCTTTCAATTTGGAACCGGGGTTGTCACAATTGTGACGGGCGCGGAAATTCTTTCTACGACCCTTTTGCTTGCGCTTGATCTTCAATCCAGCATCTCCGTAACGGATAATCTTTTCTGTCCCACCATCACAAGCCTTAACAACAAACTTTTTCTTGCCGTGACCTGCTTCACCCTTGCGAATTCTGCGGGGTGAGTTGCACTTCATTTTATCCTTGGCGGACTTCTTCTTTTTCTTTTCGGCAAGAACAGCCTGATACTCTTCTTTGATTACTTGTCTAACATATTCTTCAGTGAGTTCCATTACTTCTTTGACTTCCTTTTTGCTTTTTTGCCCCAAGACTTGCCCTTGCCTCTTTCTTTACACGCGCCGGGGGTGGGGCGGCATGCAGGATATTTCTTTCTCTTTTCACCAGAGGATCGACCACAAGACTTGTAGCCTCCCTTTCCATCGGGTGCGTTACAATCAACCCAGCCCTTCTTCTTACCTTTCGCGCCTTTGCGACCAAACCAATCTCTTAAGCTTGATTCTTTGCTTGATTCAGTTCCCGCCTTCTTACGCTTTTTGCGTTTCTTTTTTTTTTCATCGAGGACTGCTTGGTATTCCTCTTGAATTATCTGTAGTAGATGGTCGTCAAACTCTATGCTTTCTTTCTTTTTGGACTTGTTGCCCCAGTTGGCAGCACCAACTTTGCGGCACTTAACGAGAGCCCCACTGGCATAAGCAGAAGGCCACACGTCATAACGAGCGCGAACCTTGTGGTAGCAAGCATCACGCTTTGCTTTCTTCTTCTTTTTCTTCTTACGCTTCTTTCTTTTCTCATCTAACGCCATCTCTTCAAGAGCGTCTTCATCAATTTCGTAAAGGTCTTCCATTTACTACACCTCGGTAATAAATAGTGTCACCTTTCATTACATTCCCTTGAAATCTTATTCAAGAATGTTTTTAGCTCTTCCCAGTTTAATTCACCGAAGCCGTCTTCGATCATTAGCTTTAGAAGCTCAGTCTTATGAAAGTCACATTCAAAGTTTTCCAAGGCGTAATCAATCGTCTGCTTACCTTGTACTGAAATAAGCGGAGAATACAACTGCATCATATCGTAGTTGTGTTCAATCAGCTTCCTTGATTCAGCAATAGTTTTAAAAACTTTAAGTTTTGATTCTTTGGTCTCGCAGTATTCAATGAGTTCGTCAATCGTTACGCTTCGCTCTTCCTTCATAAAAGGAAGCTTAGTGGCGATCGTCTTCATACCAACACGATTGACACCCGGAAGGTTGTCGCTGGCATCGCCATCCATAGCACGGGCAAGTGCCATATTTGTTGGATGGATGCCAAGGCTTTCAATAACAGTCTTCTTGGTTTCAATCTTGTCAGTAGTTGGTCGGTATACAACCGTCTCGTCGTCACAAAGTTGTAGGAAGTCCTTGTCGTTTGAGACAATTACCTTTTGCCAACCATCGTAGTGGCGAGAATTACAAACATAAGAAATAATATCATCTGCCTCTACCCTTTCAAGGATAAGCTGAATGATTGGCATTTGGTTAAAGTATTCAATAACCTGCATCTGCTGCCAGACTTTGTTCTGAACCTCTTC